TCAGTCATTTTCGAACTTGTCATAGGGATTCAATGTTAGTGCTGCATCCAGATGATCCGGAGCGAAATGTGAGTAACGCATAGTCATCACAATGCTGCTGTGACCGAGGATTTGTTGCAGTACCAGAATGTTGCCGCCCCCCATCATAAAATGGCTGGCAAATCTGTGCCGCAGTACGTGAGTACGCTGTCCTTTAGGCAGTTCTATCCCCGCCCTTTTTAGTGCATTTTTGAAAGCATCATAACAGGATGAAAACATTGGCCCTCGCCGTTTAGGCAAGCGGTCATATAAACGTTTGGATATGGGAACTGTACGATTACGCTTACTTTTAGTCTGAGTAAATGTGACACGATTCAGCATAAGTTGAGACTGAGAAAGCCCCTGCGCTTCGCTCCATCTCGTGCCGGTAGCTAGGCATAAGCGAACCACATTACCCAGGTCTTTATTTTCCAACTCGTCACAAGCAACCAATAGTCGCTTTATATCGTCAGGATAGAGAAATGCGAGCTCCTGATCTCCCTCTTTAAACTGGCGTAAGCCATCCTGAGGATTATCACCCTCCCATTCTCCTAACCGTTTTAACTCTGAAAATACCGCCCGAAGATAAGAATATTCACGGTTAACCGTTGCTTGTTTCGGTGCCGCCTTGCCCTTAGCTTGCCATTTGCCGTTAAGCCGCTGTTCCCGATAAACAGCAAAAGCGTTCTTATCAAAATCCGTGACCAGTGGATCACCCGGGTCTATTCACCCAACCGTTCACAGATAGCCTCTAACTTTACCTTTCGGGGTTTCACCCGATGTTAGAGTTTGCCCGTGCATCTCGTACCAACGACTAACCAAATTGCTGAGTTTCAATGTATTACCAACCGAAGCCTCAACAACTTGATCTTTTTGCATCATACGACGCTCAAATGAGAGCGCCTCGCCTTTAGTAGCAAACTGCTTGCGAAGCCGTTCACCACGCCGTCCATTGGGATAGCACTCACAAATCCATTTGCCAGTGGTTAATGTACGAACAGCCACGTAGTTTTCCTCTTATGCCATCAGGCAACAACCAATTCATGTTCAGGATTGGCATCTAGTTGAGCCTGTCTAGCGAGAGCAAGGCTTTCCCTGTATTCGTGCGCATCAGCTTTTAATGTCCAATGGGTTTCAATATGCATATCATCAAGTAGCGATTTAATATCTGACAACGACACACTAAAGAACTCTTTACGCTGATTAACTTTATTAAGCTGAGCCTGTTTGAATTTTCTATGAAGCGCATTTTCGAGGGTAGGTGCATCTTCACTATAAATCATGGCGTGAACATCAAACGAGAATGGTACGCTTGCATCACCGAGTTCTTTTACACGATCCATCGGTTCTAAACGTCTGGTCATACCGATTTTAAATACATCTTCACCAAAGGAACCAATATTACTAATTACATAGACATGGCCAGCTCGTGTTTGTTGAGCCATAGATATTGCACGTTGATTTTTTGCTTCTGCCTCTTCATATTTCTTCTGTAGCTCATCTAACTGCTGTTGTAACACAGCCCGCTGTTCATCATTTGCAGCTTGTAGATCCTTAGTTGCTTTTTCGATAGCCTGCACTATCATTTTTTCTTCTTTTTCAGCATCTTTAATAGCTTTTTCATATTCCTTACGGGCTTTTTCTTCCTCCCTTAACTGTTCTTTAATTCTTCTTTGTTCTTCTTTTTCTTCTATGAGAATTTCATTTACAGCGACTGCCCATCGAAGCTCATTTAATCTTGCCTGCAAAAAAGTATCTGTTATTTTTGCATCTCTGAATGTACCACCGTTAAAATTAACAAGCGAAAATGCATCTCTTATTTCTTGTGATAATTTGCCATAATTGTTATGGCGGACTTTTGCCATAACAGTATCAACCTTGCCATTAAAGGCATCTAGTATAAAATTGATTGCTGTATTACGTCTGTTTGGCTCAACATACTGGCAGCTTGCCGCTTTATCAGCGCGCATCAGCGTTCTGGTTAGTTCTCTCGCCTTTTTCAACTCATTGCCAGCATCTTTAAATGAATATTCTTCTGCTAATTCATCTAATATACTTCTATTAGGAATAATCCACTCATCTCCATAGCCTTTTATTTTATTTTTCATTGCATTTGCTACTGACTCATAATTTTCAGCAAACTCTTTAGCCTCATACGCCGAACCTGCTATTTCTTTAGCCCTTTCTTCCGCATTATTCATTAAGCTAACTGCATTATCATTAGCATTACGGATAATTTCCTCAGCTTTTGTATGGGCCTCATCTAACTTCTCTTTTGCTTTAAGGCGAGTTTCGCGAACTTCGCGAGTAATTGCTATAGCCTCTTCACGCGCATTGCCCAGAGTTATTTGAGCTTGTTTATCAGCATCCATTATCGTTATCTCTGAACGCCTGTTTGCTTCATTAATTATTTTTGAAGACTTGTTATAAGCATCATGAAGTAGTTTTTTAACTGTTTCATTTGCATCTGAAATTATTTTATCTGCAAGTAATTCCGCATTGTAAGTCTCGGTATACTTCCATAAAGGGGCTGTATTTTCCTCTAACTCTATATACTTGTTATGTGAGGATGTCAGTTCACTTTTAAGATTTTCGACCTCTAACTTTATCTTTTCTTCATCAACTCTCAGTTGCTTGAGTAATTTCTGTTTTTTTATTATCAAATAAAACAGATATGGACTAACCACCCCTAAAATAATAAGAACAATAAGTACGAATTCCATTAACTCAACCTCCCATATTACTAGTTATTGTTCGACTTCAATTTAGGCTTCGATTGCGCGAACGCATCGCCAACCGCCTGTATATTTAGCCTTGCCGAGTCATCCATTGCTCGGTAATTCTCTACTAGTTTCAGCTCTTCTGTAGAGATAGTATCTGGAGGGGTTCGTTTCCCAGTCAGTATATACATGACGTCTAAACCATACTGAGCATTCAACAATGCGAGTGTGGCAGCATCAGGTACGGTTTCCCCTCTCTCATATTTGCCCCAAGTTCTGGTTGAAACACCAAAATTTGTCGCCATAGCCTCTTGGCTTTCACCCGTTTTTTCCCTTTCTTCACGCAGTCGTGCGCCAATTAGGAATAATAATTCCTCTTTTTTGTTTGGCATAGGAATAATTCTTCCTTGAATTGTGTTGTACAGGAACTTAGTGGATCACAATATACCATTATGAAACAAGTCGAACATGATCAACGCTCGCGATTACCGAAAGGAATCGCCTCAAAAAATCCTACCCCCATGTGTTTATCTGATGGTGAATGCTCTGAATTAGAAGCACTTGCAGCAAAAGAAAGTCGTTCAATTTCCAGTATGGCCCGTTTGGTTTACTTGCGCGGGATCGCTGCTATTCAGGCTGATTGATAAGGGGAAGTTATGGGTAATGTCACCATTAATATCACCGTACCCACGGGCTATGTCTCTCTGAGAGAATATGCCGTAATGACTGGTATCCCGTTCGCTATCTGCCTGGGAATGGTGCGCGATGGGCGGATTATTATTCGTCCGAAAATTAAAGCCGGTGACAAGGGTGAAGTTAACTTGGTCGCTATATTGAAAAATGCCATAGCCAATAGTTAGGGGAAAATACAATGCATGCCTTAAGTGTTATCAGCCGTAATGCATGGTTTTATCGCGGGTTCGTGATCAATTTCCGGCGCAGAACGGCTGTTAATTTACTTAACCGTTATGAGGTTTTTTTGGGCGATCAGTCTTTTGGTCTGTTTGATTCACAAGCGCAAGCAACTGGTTTTATTAATCAGTTGTACACCGAACGTGAGACGGGAGTAGCAGCATGAAATCACTTTGCCTACAGATAGCTAACGCCATACTGCTAACTTATATGACCGATATGGGAGAGTTAACCCGACGTGCAATAGAGAAAAATGGTGTCCTTTCCCTTAAAGCAAATCTTCACGCCCGCCAGAAAAAAGCCATCACCAGCAATACCATTGCGGGCTTAAGTATGATTACCGCCATAGCGTGGCAGTTAGGTGAAAACGAATTAGCGACTTTCCATCAACTGAAACTTCAACGCAGCAATTTCGTGAGTCAGGCGTGATACCTCAACTTTTCAATGAAGAGGTGCCAGCATGCCAGGGCAACTAATTGAATTGACCGGAGGCGCATTAATCATGCTGGCCGTGCTTATTTGGATTGCTGTTTTGTCTGTCCGCGCCGCAATTCGTGATCACCGCCACCGCACCAGTATCAAGAAAGAAGAAGTAGCACGCAAAGCGCGTCTGTAAGTTTAAACCGTATTAATTGTTCTCTCGTGAGGTGCGAATAATGGGGCAAATAAATACCGATGAATCACCACTCACAATGCAGGAATGGAATCAAAAAGTAGGTTTATGGCATTTAGACCGCATAAAGGAACTGTTTAAAAAAGATCCAGATGAAGAGTTTGAGCGACGTTTGGAGTCATTAAGCAGGGGTAAGACCAAAGGTATTATTTATTATGCCGCTGGGATAAAGAAAGACAGCCACAAAAGAAAAGCGGTGCGTAAAGCAGCGTTGGTTCTATGGATTGATTTGAATTCAATACCAAAAGACTTGTTATAAAGAAATAACGTTTTAGAGGGTTATTAAATATGGCGCATTTATCGCGTCGGGATTCCTATTATCTAAAGTTAAGGATTCAAATATGTCGAGTAGGAAAATTAAAAATGCTGATTTATTCAATGATGCCTTGATAAGTGAGCGCAGGAAGCAAACAATACTGACTTCTGCGCTTCTGGAAAATCTGGCAAATATCATTATTGCTCGTGCTTTATGCGTTAAAGAATCAGTGGAATTACTGCGCCAGGAATCCGATAAAATCCAAAATCAAATAAATCAGTAAGCGGCTAATGACAATAAATCGCTCTCCGCTGAAGTGGGCCAGTTCAAAGGCTCGTATTATGCCAACCTTACTTCAACATTTGCCAACCGGTAAACGATTGGTAGAACCGTTTGCTGGTTCCTGTTCTGTTATGCTGAATACGGATTATGATGAATATCTGATAACAGATATCAATGATGATCTGATTAACTTCTATGAAATAGCGAAAAGAGAAACGAGCGACTTAATCAATGTGGCTTCCTCACTGTTTCTTACGGCTAATTCCGACGAACAATATTATATTTTCCGCAAAATATTTAATGCACGAAACCGTGATGATATATCCAGAGCAGCAATATTCCTTTACCTAAATCACCATTGTTTTAATGGTATTTGTCGCTATAACCAACAAGGGCAATTTAATGTCCCCTATGGCAAATACAAAGCGCCTTATTTCCCCGAAGCAGAGATCCGTTTCTTTGCTGAAAAAGCCAAGAAAGCGACTTTCTTATGTTGTGATTTCTCCGAAGCACTGGAAATGGCTGTTACGGGGGATGTGATTTATTGCGATCCGCCTTATATCCCGGTATCCAGCACTGCTGACTTTACCCATTATCACACCGATGGTTTTAGCGCTGATCAGCAATTTCGTTTAGCCCGCCTACTGGTAAGGGCCGCTGAAAATGGCTGTCATGTTGTTGCCTCCAATAGCGATACCTCTATCGGTCGCGATCTCTATAACCGTTTCACCCTTCACTCGATTACGGCTCCGCGCTCTATCAGTTGTAAAAGTGATGGCAGAAAAAGTATCGGGGAAATTATTGCGACAATTCCGGCGCAATTATATGACTGAGCATGCCCGTGGCCGTATCACCCCCACATCACCGCTGCCTTATCTGGGCAACGGTGATGTTTCTATTGAATGGGAGCACTCATGGAATGCCCCGCGCCCAGCCATTGGTGGCTACCAATCTTTAGCGCCGGTCGCAGTGGTAGTAAAACCAAAATCTCACCCGCTGGTTATTCGCTATGTGAAGCGGCTGAATGCATTGGGGTATACAGAATTACGGGAGCCTAACCAGACATTACTTAAAATGCGCAGGGAACGCGCCGAGCTTGAGCGCCAAGCCTACTTGCGTGACAAACAACAATGGGCGGATACGGCGGAAGGTATAGAGGCCCGTATTGACGAGCAGCCTATTTTTATTAAGTCTCACTTTCAAAATAAAATTAGATGGTTACGTGAAAATCATGGCGATAAACATACCAATGCATTCTTAACCGGCACCGGCAAGAACGCATTGTTACGTCTGGATGCCGTGCGCCAATACCAAGGCGTTAGCAAGGGTCATATTTCTGAGTTAATGGCTTACTTTCAAGGTATCTATAGCCACCTTGCCGAGCTGACTAAACGCCGAGTTAAGTCGCTGGCGAATGATGTTGCTGGCCGTATTAATGAAATGTTCTGCACCGAGGTATCAACACCCACAGAAGAAACCCGCATTTTATCCGATGCCGAGTTATTGACCATTTATCGCAATATTGCGCTTGAAGTGTGGTCTTTACGGGTCAGGCCGTCGCACTGGCGTGAATTGGGGCCGAAGCCCGGCCAGCCAGATAAGCCTGTTGATCGCACAATCTATTATTCTGCTATTGCCCGGCTGATTAATGCGGATTGGTGGGAACGTAAATTGTGGCGGCTGCGTAATGACTGGCGAGAAAGTCAGTTACGCGCCGCTGGCATGATCCACAAGCGTGCCGCACCCTATGTCAGTAAAGAGGCATTGGCCGACTGGATAGAGCAAAAGCGCCGCAACCGGGAGTTCTTCAAGCGGCATGAATTGACTGATGGTGAGGGTAACACCGTTTCTTTAGAGGCAATGGTGGACGCCAGTATTAGCAATCCCACTATTCGCCACCATGAGTTAATGGCCTGCATGAAAGGGATCGAATTGGTTGCACAGGCGCGTGGTGATGTTGGGGTGTTGCCCGTCTAAATACCACGCCAACAACCAAAGCGGCCACGCTAACCCAAAATGGAATCACAGCACGCCACCACAGGCGCAAGCCTATCTCACCAAGCTGTGGGCCAACATCGGTTCAAAACTGGGCCGTAAAAATCTGCGCATTTATGGTTTTCGTGTTGCCGAGCCGCATCATGACGGTACACCGCACTGGCACTTACTGCTATTTATGAAACCGCAAGAACGCCACGCTATCACTGAGATTATGCGCGCCTATGCCGTCAAAACTGATCGCGCCGAATTAGGTAAGCGTACCAGCGCCCGGTTTACCGCTAAACGGCTGGATCCAAAGAAAGGCAGTGCTACCGCCTATCTCGCTAAATACATTAGTAAAAACATTGATGGTTACGCGCTGGATGGCGAACTAGACCATGAAACCGGCAAACTGCTGAAAGAAACGGCCCGCTTCGCTATGGCTTGGGCGTCACGCCACCGCATCCGCCAATATCAGCCAATAGGCACACCACCGATTACCGTCTGGCGGGAACTGCGCAATCAACTGGTCACTACGCTCAAGATTTCCGGCACCTATCAGCGCGGCAAGCCGTTATTGGTCGATCCGGCAATGGATGCCGTCACCGCCGCCGCAGATGTGGGCTGTTTTGCTACCTACATAATGAAGCAAGGCGGCGTACTGATCCCGCGTGAGGATTGCACCGTGCGCATCGCCTATCAGGACAATGAGCAGCCAACGCCTACGGCGAAACCACCGAGAAGATTTACGGCATCTAATCCCCGCTTTTGGGCGAGGCGTCGCGCATATGCACCCGTCTAAAAAGCTGGAAGATTGTCGCCCGTAAAAAGGCGAAACCCGCCGTTGCCGTGGGGGTTGATGTTTTTCAGGACGGCCCCGCCGTCCCTTGGAGTTCTGTCAATAACTCTCCGCGAGAGCAAAAAATAAGCGAACCGGACGAGGCTATAGACAGAACATCAGAAGAAAAAATCATCGATTTCGCCACGATCACCGACTCAGAACGTCGAGCATTGCTGCGCAGGATAAAAAGCGCCCCGGCACCAACGATTAAAACCAACTCATTGACGCCAGCCGAGGAATTGTCACGCCAGGTATCAGCCGAAAAGGCCGCCCAGCGGCAAGAAAAAACTGCACAACTGGCACCCGTGACAACAAAAATCCGCGATTTTGCGGATTCAATCGGGCTTTCCATCAGCGAACAGCAGGCGCAATCACTCGCTTGCGGCGCAACGTTGACCATCGGCGGCCAGAACTGGCGGGCAAGAGGGGATTGTTGTTTGTACCAGTGCCAACCAACTACCGCCCAACGGGTATTTAGCGTAATGAGCCGGGTGGCGAAATTACGAGAGGGAGTAAACAGTGAAAGTCACCAATATTAATTACACCGACACCCTTTGCACATTGTCAGCCGATGAACAGCGAGTTGCTCAAATGCTTGGCGATGCATGGAATCAATATTTACAGCTTTCGATTAAACATCCCTGTGAACGTGACGAGTTCTGCCGAGCCATTCACGATTGCCAGAGGATCATATTAGCTCGCCCGGCAATTCGCGGGCTGGCGGAAAAAGGGCAGGGATATAAAAAATGACAACCGCAAGTGAACGTAAACGCGCCCAGCGCCTGCGTGATAAAGAGTTGGGTATAACTACGCTTACCCTGCGTTTAGATGCATAGGAATTGGTATGGTGTTAGAGGGATGCGAACAGCGCCGCATTGCTCGCCAGCCCTATGAGGTGACCGAGTATTTAGCCAGCCTGATCCGTCAGGATAATAAATTACTGCATAAACAACTTGCCGAATTGAGGAAAAGTAGCTGTAAGCGGTGCGGGGATACACTGCCAGGTGATAAGGCGGGTTGCTGCTTGCAAGGAGATTCGGAGTGTTGGCAGACATTGGGGTATAGGAGGTTGATGTTAACTATTTTATGAACTACCACCAGATAAAGAATATAGAGAGCCATGTTTTGCATGACTCTTTATGTGTTTAAATGTCAATAATAAAATCTTCTATTGATTTCTGAATATTATTAAAATACGCAATACGTTTTGTAGACCTACCTAAATCAAATTCATCATATATTTTAGGGTTGTTTTTCTTATTTCCCGCAATCTCCTCATCGCTAAGTAATGAATATTCTAAAACGCCAATCAAATAGTACAATTCATCCGAATCAGATGCTTTTTTGCTTGATAAGTTTAATCCACTTAATGCATCTTTAAATGAGATGTCTCTATAAGCTAATTTTTCAAGTAGCTTCGGATTATGTACTTTTAAAAAGGCAGCGCATGCAAAAGCTGCCTGGTATGCTTGTAAATAACTTGATACCTGATCTCCACCTTTTATAAGGCAATAAACAGAAAAACACCTTTCAGCCTCTCTAAGAGAGCAATTATTTATTTCTAGTAAATAAGCAAGTGTTTTCATTGTCACGCTACCATGTGATATAACATTCGACCCATTACTCTGTAAATTATTTAAAAAACTAACCAAAGTTGATGTCTGGTAGGTTTGTTGAGTGGTTTGTTTTATTTTTGGTAATGTAAACCAGTAATGAATAAATTTATTTAAATACAATCTTGAATCGATTTTACCGTATCTGTGTTCTATGCTTTGTTCAAATTGCCCTCTATTCATAACCAAAAGAAAAACAAAGCCCTCAACAGAAAATATATGCTTTATTTTTTCTAAAAGATCGAGGGAGAAATCTGGTCTTGCACGATCAAGTTCATCAATGACAAATATTATTTTCTTGTTTGTTTCTTTGTATATATCACTTAGGACATTTTTAAAATTAACTATTTCACGTTCTTCATTAGCACTAGACTTTATTTTATTTTCTATAAATTTTTCTAATGGCGAGTATAGTGAGTCAGAAATGGCATCGCCTGTTTTTTCTAGCACGGTTCCATTTACGATATTAGCGGTTGCGGCGGATATAAATAACTTAGCCCCATTAGTAAGTAATGATGCACCTACCTTTTTCCCTGCACTTAAAAAATTGCCACCAAGTTTATTTAAAATTCCTTGGTCTTTTTCTAACATTTTATAAATTTGGGATGATAACGCTAAAAAAGGATCCGACTGGTAATCATTTTCAAATGCGTCAAAATATATAATATCTAAATCATCACTATGTTTTAGCTCTATCTCTGATTCCATCATACGCACAAATGATGTTTTGCCATTACCCCACTGATCGTCTAGAGCTAGTACAAGGCTTTTATCTGGTGCATTAGTTACCACTCTAACAATTAGCTCGTGTAACTTTTTTCGATTGAAAATATCTGATTGCTCATCAAAACCATTTGAGAAGTCATTCACTGAGGCAACTACGCGCATGATACTTATCCTGTTAGCTGTTTAAACAGATCACTAACAGAAATATACTTCTAAGTCACCATATCTATGGTTGTTCTTTGATACGCTGGACATAGTTTAGTTCTGGGTAATAAGAAACTGATGTTAAACCCCCTATAGCGCGGGTGCTGATAGTATATCATGACAATATTGGATAGGCTATAGAAATGAATAGATATGCGTAAATTTGAATAGAATAAATATCCAACCCAATTTACATCCAAAATCACCCCACACAAAAGCGCCTCCACGCCACACAGAGAGACGCTTTTTTATTTCACCTCTCATGATGAATCGTTTCGAGCCAAAAAGGCAGGGTGATGCACATGCATTCAGGGGGTGATTTTGTGCATATATGAGGAGGATTGAAGCACCGCTCACACCTCTTTCCGCGCGCTCCCCCCGTCCGCGCTTTGTGTGACTAAATATTCAGTTTTTATGCAGTTAGACAGAGGCTAAAACCCAGTATTGGCGCGGCTTAGATAATGATTAGGGGCTGAATATAATTATGCGGATTGTTGCACATTGAACTTGCAGGGTTGCGGTGATCAGTTTGCCAGACAACAAGAGCAATTATCACTAAAATTTGCGGTAGCCGTTGCGGCTTGCACTTTTAAAGTCGTGACACGGCACAGAAATAAAATCAAGCACCTTGTGACATGTCACAAAGTAGTATATATATTAGGTATAATGACGATATCAACATTATTGGAACTCAGGTATATGCTTTGTAAAAAATGTAGCCAGGACATAGGTGAAAAATCCTCATTTTGTAATTTCTGTGGGGAAAAACAGTCTGCAGAACCTGAGAATTACAAAGGAATGAGTGAAGTAGTTTCTGAGTGCGTTGCTGAAAGAAATAAAATAAAAGACAAAACGGATCGTGAAATAGAAAATATAAAAGAACAGAAAAAAAAGAATTACATAATACTAATATTTATAATGGCGATTATTGCCATAATCGTTTTGTTTTATTCTTTGGATAAAGGAATAAACATCACCGAAGACATCATATCTAATAACTCCGATCCTGTTGTAAATAGTAATGACTTCCTGCCATACGATCCCATATTACTATGCAAAACATTTGATGGTAGTAATATAATTAATGACACAAAAGGCTGGGCTGATGTTTCAGGAATGGGGTTCGGATGTGGTACGCCTTATAAGATATACCCTTTATTGCCCTCTGATAATCCTGCACAAAATGAGGATGATATTGCTTTTTATGTAATGGCAGATAATGGCGACGGGGGAAGCTTTGGCAGGTATGCTACCATTATGCTCAATGTAAATAAAAAAATCATGAAAAGTTAAGACGAGCTAATTTCTTGGAGGCTGTCGCTTATTTTTATGATAAAGCATTAGGTATAAAATTAGATGATAAAACAAAGAAATTAATAAAAACCTTTCAGGAAGGGTTTACTCAGTCTGTGACTGTAGACGGAAGAGAGTTAATGGTTATTTTTAAGAGAGCGCCATATGTTAATAATAATGGAGTGGAATTTACAATGAGATTGTATCCAGTCGGGGTGGAAATACCTCCAGCACATCAAATTAACAGTATGAAAAAATAAGAATCTTAATTGCCTACAATATACTTTTGTAGGCAATTAGTATTACTCATATATTTACTTATTTTGTTGATAACAACTCATAAGGCCTAAACCTTATCACCTCTTCCCCAACCCACTCATTGAGTTCACTGAGCCGCTCCTATAGTGGAGCCAGTTCGTTGATGGCAAATACCTGACCCTACCCCAGAATCCTGCTCCATTCGGAAACAGAATTCCGGCATGATAAACACTCCCCTTGTAAGTATCCCACTTAAAAGAACCATTCACTTTTAGAGATCTTCCGACATACTGACTATGTCCCTTTGAGGAGATCGCTATGCGCAAAGCACGATTCACTGAGCACCAGATTATCGCCGTTCTGGAGCCTGTCGAAGCCGGACGTACTGTCAAAGAGGTCTGCCGCTAGGCCGCCATCTCTGAAGCCAGCTATTATAACTGGAAGGCAAAATATGGCGGTATGGAAGCGGCTGATATCAAAAAGATAAAAGATCTTGAGGATGAGAACCGCCGTCTCAAGCAAATGTTTGCCGACCTGAGTCTGTAGTGGATCACAAAATCAGGACACCGGAATAACCTGTCTCCACTTTTCTTCATGCAGGCAAGGCGGTAAACCACCGTTGTTCGTATGAGGGCGATAAACGTTGTAATAACCATTTATCCACTGGTTTATATCGCGTACTGCATGGCTAAAATCACTATAACCACCTTTCGGAAGCCATTCACTTTTAAGGCTGCGAAAGACTCTTTCTATCGGCGAATTATCCAGGCAATTCCCTCTGCGACTCATACTTTGCATTACCCCATCACGCCAGAGTAATTTCCTGTATTTATTGCTTTTATATTGAACCCCTTGATCTGAATGAAACAGCAGACGGCCATCACGAGGTCGGGTTTCCAGAGCGTTACGCAAAGCCCGGCACACCACATCAGCATCAGCGGTTAATGAGAGGGCTGAACCGATAATCCGGCGTGAATATAAATCAATAACAAGCGCGAGATAGCACCATCTGTCCTGCAGGCGAATAAACTGATATCACCACACCAGACGCGGTTTGGTGTGGCGGGGTTAAACTGCCGGTTCAATAAGTTTGGTAATGCCGGACTGTTGTCTTCATTTACCCGGTAGCGATGTTTAACAGGCTGGCGACTAGTCAGCCCGCATTCCTGCATCAGTCGTCGCGCCAGCCATCGACCTGCATTAACGCCACTCTGGCGCAATATCTGACTGATTGCCCGACTACCTGGCAGCACCACGACTGAGAGTCATGGAATTCTCTCACCCGACTTCGTAATTCAATTCTTTGTGCATTAACAGGACGCTTTACCTGCGCGTAATAAACGCTACGGTGAATACCGAATAAATGACAAAGGATCTGCACAGGCCAACTTTGCTTTTAGCCGTGTGATTAGCGCGATAACTTTCCGGGGGCTTCGCTCATCAGCACGGCAGCCTGCTTTAGTATTTCTTTTTCCATCTCAAGACGCTTTATCTGTGCTTTAAGCTGCTGAATTTCGCGTTGTTCAGGAGTAATGGCATTGCCAACGGGCTCAATACCTTGAATTTCCTGCTTATACAGCCGTATCCATTTGCGCAAATGGTCAGGGTTGAGTTCGAGCGCCTGAGCGACTTCCCGTACATCTCGCTGGTATTCAACAACCTGTTCGATAGCTTCGAGTTTGAACTCTGGGGAAAATGTGCGTTTAATCCGACGATTTTTGATCATGCATCACCTCACGTTCACTGTTTTAACATTAACAGGATTTCGAGGTGTCCTGAATTATTGATCCACTACAAAGTGAGCGTTGTATCTAATCCTGGGGGCAGGTCAGCCAGACTATCCTGCTCAAAAAAGCTTCGCCGCCAAGGTGTCGCCATTCTGTCGCCACTTTTCAATTTTTGGTGATCGCCAGAAACAAAAAAACCGCCTCTCGGCGGTTAACGACATACTCATACTACTTTGTTTTACTTATACTATTTTCCATGGTGCCCGGGGCGGGACTTGAACCCGCACAGCCATAAGCCGAGGGATTTTAAAAACTCTTAGGACTATCTGCAAATCAATCACTTACGTAAAATCAGTGAGTTACCAAACATGATGGCGGGTTAGTTTGGGTTGTTGTGGGCTTTGTGGTCAGTTCAAGCGTCACTTTAAACCTGTTTTTTCATAACTCTAACCAAATCAGAAATTGAGTTGAGTGTTTCCTTAGCAAAGCTAACTTCATTGCTCTTATTTAGGGGGGTTTCTGGCCATTGAATTTCTGTATTAATGAGTTTTAATAACAATAACAACGACTCTTTCTTACTACCCTCATCTTCTATTTCATTATTTATAAGATAGGTTAGCATGTATTTATCAAATATAGATTTCACTTTAATTAAGTAAGTGGATGCATCTATAAAATTTCTATATTGTTTCAAAAACCATGCGCTAAGAAACTCAATGAATAGGAATAAAAGCGAACATGAAACTATACCCCACAGAAACTGTTTCTGGTATCCATAAGTTAAAAACATTACTTGCCAGAAAACTATTGATGCAATATAAAAAACTATTCCGAAAATAGTATATGATGTTCCTTTATCTAGTAAGATTGATGCCTTTCTATCTGAAATTTCTGATTTCTCTTCTAATAATTTCTTTATGCTGTCGAAATATTTAACAAATGATTCCAAGTGATCATTGCTTTTTATATCATTATTATATTCTAGAGGATCATAAATTAGGTCTGAATGTGGATCAGAAACTGCACTATATTTATAATTTTTAAGCTCATCCATTTTAAGACGATCAATAATTAGTTGTTCTTCAATAATTCGCCTTGCACTATTATATTCCTTGTCAACATCATAGAAACTAACCGAAACGTCAGGGTTTTTATTTTTATATATTTCGCTAATTATTAAAAAAACACAAATAGCTATTAGAATCGTTCCTATAACAGCAAGGATGTTTTCTTTAAAAAAGCTATAAATGCTAAAGTCACTCTTAGATAAAAATATCAATACGACACCGACGTATATTAAAATGAAATACACCATCATTTTCTTAATTCTATTCCTTTTTAGTGATTTCATCCGCTCATCAAATAATTGTTTATCATCGGAGTTATCACTTTCTATATCTTCGTCATAACTACTATTAAAAGTATTACTCATAATTATAAAGCCCTTAGAAATTTATTAGAAAAAAAGCCTATCATATGGATTCAAACTCACTGCCGCTTCTAAATGATCCGGTGCAAAGTGACTATAGCGCATGGTCATTTGGATAGTGGAGTGCCCGAGGATTTGTTGCAGTACTAATATATTGCCGCCGTTCATCATAAAATGACTGGCGAAAGTATGCCGTAGAACGTGGGTTAACTGGCCGGTAGGTAGTACCAGTTTAGCCCGGTCAATGGCTTGGCCGAATGCGTCATAGGCATTGACGAATAAGCGCCCTTTCATCTTTGGAATCAGTTTATGCAGTTCCGCAGAAATAGGGACTGTACGATTCTTTTTACTCTTGGTGTTGATATAAGTAATTTTATTTGGCATCACCTGAGCTTGTCTTAGTTGCTCCGCTTCACTCCAGCGCGCGCCGGTAGCCAGACAGATACGAACGATGATACCGAGATCTTTGTTACTGGAGCTGTCACACTCATGCAGCAGACGCTTAATATCGTCCTCATAAAGGAAAGTTAATTCGTTTTCACTTTCACGAAATAACCTGACGCCATCCAGCGGATTCGCATGATTCCAATGCCCTAGCCTTTTCAACTCATTAAAAACAGCTCGCAGATAAGCATGTTCGCGGTTGACCGTTGCCTCTTTTGGCGGTTTAACGATTCCGTGTTTTGGCTTACGACTAAACTCACCGGCTAAACGCTGCTTGCGGTATTTGGCGAACACTTCCCGGTCAAAATCGGCAACAGCAGGATCGCCCAAGTTATCACACAGGATATTGAGTTTATCTAATCTTGCTTTACCGTCACTCAAAGAGCGCCCGTGGAGTTCATACCACTGACCGACCAATGTTTTTAACCTCTGCGCGGCAGTCTCTGCCGGTGTGTAGTCAATATCCAGATCACCACGTTGCGCTAACTGCTCACGTTCAAAGCGCAACGCCTCGCCGCGAGTAACAAAGGTTTTCCTAACCCGCTTACTGTCACGGCCATCTGAGTAAAAATCACAGACCCACTTCCCGTTGGGTAACTTCCGTACTGCCATAAATAAGTCCTCAAGAATAATCCCTTGGGCCTATTTACTGTATATAAAAACAGTAGTCAATGTTTGATGTGCAACACGACAAACATCTGATTAAAAACTAACGTGTACAGGTTTTCTTTGATTGACTGATAGAGCAATCATTACAGACAAATTTCCCATTCTCACAATGGGATACCCCGCCTTTTTTACCAGAACAGGGGGAGTTTCTAGCCATTGATACCGTTGGTAAAGACAGAAGCAAAGCACCAATAATAGCTGTAGTTAAGATTTTCATCACAACTCCATGTATGTTCGCCGATCAAACAGCAAAGCTTTTCCATTGTTCTTCACTAATGATTTTTAAAGGGATACCCTTTTCATCACGATAGTTAATAGCTAGCTCTATTTTTCTGCCATAGCTTTGGAAACGCCAATCACGAGAGCTTAAAGCACCGATAATTAGGTAATCTATCTTTTGAGTTATCGTATCCACGACGATGCCACCGGCGGCCTCTATTTCTGTCTTGCATTTATTGCGGCTTCCGCACAGAAACTTACCAGTCAGACAGACCACAGAATCTTGCAAATCAATATTATCTACATGCTCAATAGGCAATCGTGTTGCCATTCCATCTACAACCCCATTGGCTATATCACAACCGGTAAAATCAATCAGCGCCTGTTTTAAGGCTTCGCTTTCATCTGGAGTTATAATGCCATCGGCTAAAATATCTTTAACTAACCTGTACAGCTCTTTGCCGGGATAATTACTCTTCAACATACCATTCTGAGAAAGCCACCAATCAAGATAGCGGACTTCGCTTTCTACCAATTGGTGATTTGCCAACATGCCTTTACATAATCCCTCAAGCAAATGCTGGTCAGATTCCGATGAGTAAAGATCGATATCTGGCGTGTCGAGCAAGTTTTGTTGGATGTCGATCAGGTCAATTTTAAACTGAGCCAGTTCTTCTTTTTCAATAACACCATCTTCTAAAATGGCAGCTATTTTTGTTCGGATCGCATCAACACAATAATTTTCACAAATAATTTCAGATTCTAATAACCATGTATCCAAAAAGACGAGTTCTCGGGTATCAACTTCACCATCACAAATAATACCTTCGATCAAATTAATTAGATTAGTTAACAGTTTTTCTCTATTGCGTGAGTAGTTAAAAACACTGAGTTTCTTATCATCCATAAAGACTCCGTGAAGCTACAAAATTATTTAGAATTAGATATCAATAGCCAGTAATTTCACCAACAACTTTCGCCAATATGCTGACTTCACTAACCGGCCAATTGACATCATTGATTCGCCATACATCACCGGGTAAACGAGCAATATTGCTAATCGAGGTCACACCTGCTTTTTCAATCAACCAAAGGCCGTCAGCAACATTTTTAAATTGGCGTTCGACTAGAAAATAGCGTTTCTCATTAGGGAATGAAATTAATTCAGGTTCAATAATCTGAACAGGCAATAATTCTGAATCAAGCAATACAGGGGATGCATCTATCAGCAAGCCATCTTCAAGGCTTTTATGAGCAATAGATTTTGCGGTTTCATGTGCGGCAGGTTTAACCGGTTCCTGAGGTTCACCCTCACCAGTTGCAAGCCAATGTAATGAAACACCTGTTTCTAAAGCACAGAGCACAATCTCTTTGCCCGGAAAGTAATCACGTTTGATCCAAGTGCTGATTGTTCCCGTTCCTGCACCTAGATAAGTCGCTAATTCTCTTTGTACTTTAAAACCATAGGCTTGCATCATTCTTTCTACTGCTGCAATCCCGCCGCTTAGTTTTTTATCATCCACGCTCGCAAAAACCCCTTTACATACTCGCATATGCATAGTTTAATTCGTGAATTGATGGCAAATACCCACCAACACCTATATTAACCACCATCAAACAGGATGCCCTATGAATCAGAACCTTGCAATAACAGTTACGTCTCCCTATTTGTCACTCACTGAGTTCTCAAAATTGAGCGGAATCCCTTATGAAACCTGCCGTGGCATGGTGAAAGATGGTCGTTTACCTATCCGCCAGAAAGTTCGCAAAATGGAAAAGGTTCTCGTAAATATGATCGCTCTCACTAAAGAAGCGGCAAACCAGTAATGTTCGATATTCAAATTTGCCAACTAATTGTCGGCATATGTGAGGAAGTAAGCCATGTTTGATTTTTCAGTGTCCAAACATCCGCACTTTGATAACGCCTGCCGCCAGTTTGCGTTAAAGCACAACTTAGTCGAGCTGGCAGCAAACGCAGGGATTGCGGCGCAGGTTCTGCGCAATAAATTGAACCCCGACCAGCCACACCGTTTGACCGTGGACGAGTTGTTACGCATCACCGACCTGACCGAAGACCCAACGTTATTAGACGGCCTGTTGTCACAAATCAATTGCATGCCATCGGTGCCAGTCAATGAAGCCTGCACCGGCAATATCCCGACTTATGCACTACATGCTACAGCCGCTGTGGGTTCGATTGCTGCCGCTGCGGTGCAAGGCAATCACAAAACAGCGTTCAGCAAATCTGCTCTGCTGGACAGCGTCAATACTGCGATTCGTCATCTGTCATTGATTGGCCTGACAGTGCAGGCGCGCATTCAATCAACCCCTGCGCTAGCTTCAACCGTTGATGTTATTAGCGGCTTGAGTGCTGTTGCCGGTTTGAGTTGAGGTGTCTTTATGATTATTTCTATTGCCCCACTGTTAAAACAGCAAAGCTCGGTAAACCTGCGCCATTTCGGCCACGGTATGCTGGAGTTGAAGAACGGCCAGCGCTGGAAGCCGGGAAGTAATCAAAAGGCGCTTTTACAAGAATTGTCCTCTGCAAAGAAGACACCAATATTACGCCGTCTGTTCGGGCGTTAATTGGGGGTTATATGTTGAAATTAACAGAATCTGAAAAATTAAGAATGATGGGTATTGCTCGTATTGCTGAATTAAAAGAAACGCATTTCCGTAATAGAAAGAATGTTGCTCAGGAGGCTTTTGATAAATCACCGGCACATTTGCGTAAAACAATCTGTTTTCATGCCGGGTTAAAAAGCCGTCATGTGAATATGCAGTTTTCAGAATTAACGCCAGCAGAAAGAGAATCTGTTGTTGAAACGTTGAATTACTTAATTGAGTTTACTCGTTCGTTGCCGTCATTTGTCAGTAATGATGACTGCGCACTGAATATTATTAATTAATCATCACCGCAATATATGGCGTTCTACTCGCCGGGTTTCGCATTGCCTAAAAACAGGAATTACCGATGAAGAATACAAAGCAACAAGCGGAATTAATCAGATATGAGCGCTCACCTGTGGCTATGAACTCACTGGAGTTATTGCTAAATGAGGCTCGGATTGATGAACGAAAAAATCAGGCGGCACTTGTCTCATCTCGTTTGGAAGAAATCGCAAATCAAATTTTGAATCGTGAACTAAATGGCGTAGAAGCAGCTGAACTGCTTAACCAAATCGCTGAGCACATAATTACTCAGTCTTATGACCAGCATTAATAATATGCGTGGTCGCACTATTCCATTCGAGCCGTTGCCTTATCCGGGCAGCGGCGCTGCTGTTCCTGCTTATGCCTATCCCGGCAGTAAACCGCGCCAAACCCTTGCACCTGCAAGACCGCTTACCCGTGAACAACTGATTCAGGGGCAAGCCGTTTTAGCCAATATCCATAATCTGCCTCACTTCCTGCGTAGCCAGTTTATTTCTCGCTATCAATACCTGTTAGCCAATAAAGGGCTAAACGACGCTAATAAATGGCTGGTATTTGTCTTTGACCAGCGTATCTGGCCGCGTATTCAGGTGGTCAATAGTAAAAATGTTATGCGCCTCAGTGCGTCAATGAGCTTTTCAACTGATGCCCCAACCTATGCCAGCTTGGCGGGTATGCATGATAAAGAGCTGCGCCGCTTTGCCCGCAAAATCGGTGATGCGCTAATGGTGGCGTACAACCATCATTGTGATGAATGCATTAAGGCTAATCAGGGTGACAGGGCTGTTTTATTGCAGGCGGATACACAGGTACGGATATACGGCGATCTTGCCAGAATGGCGCGCGCTTTTAATATCACCCCGATGCACTGGCGCAAATACCTGAAAGGCCGGTTAGATATCACGTCTGCTATCGCCAGTCTGTCACGGCTGGTTAACCCTGAGTGGTGGGAGCGCAAACTCAAAGCACAGCGTACCCGCTGGCGGGAAGCGTTATTGATTGCAGTCGGTAATGTCAGCCGTGATAAGTCAGCATCTTCTTATGCCAGTAAGCAGGCCATCCGTGAAGTGTTCGCCCGCCGCCAGTCTAATTTGGAATACCTCAAAAGCTGCCAGTTAGAAAATATTGAAACTGGTGAGCGCATCGACCTGATTGATAAGGTGATGGCGAGTATTTCCAATCCAGAAATTCGCCGTATGGAGCTAATGAGCACCATCGCCGGTATCGAAAAATATGCCGCTTCACAGAAACACGTCGGCATGTTCCTGACCGTCACCACCCCGTCAAAATATCACCCGACCCGCGTTATCGGTAAAGGGGATAACGAGAAAGTCCAGCTTAACCATAAGTGGGACGATGAAGCCTATTCCCCCAAAGACGGTCAGCGCTACCTCTGCAATATTTGGAGCAAAATGCGCACTGCTTTTAAAGACAATAAATTAAGTGTCTACGGAATGCGGGTGGTTGAGCCGCACCACGACGGCACCCCGCACTGGCACATGATGCTGTTTTGTGAGAGCCGCCAGCGCCAACAGATTATCGACATAATGCGCCGTTATGCGTTGAAAGAAGACAGTGAGGAGCGCGGAGCCGCTAAATATCGCTTTGAGTGCAAGCACCTGAACAAAGGCGGAGCCGCTGGTTACATCGCTAAATACATTGCCAAGAATATCGACGGCTATGCGCTTGAGGGTGAACGCGACCATGAAACCGGTGAGCTGCTAACCGATTCCGCTGCGGCGGTTACAGCATGGGCGGCAACGTGGCGCATCCCTCAGTTTCGCCCAATGGGTATTCCCTCCATGGGAGCCTATCGCGAGTGTCGCCGTATCCGTTTTATCAGTCTGGCCGAGTCGTTTGACGAAACGGTGGAAGCTGTGCGCCATGCTGCTGATGAGGGTGATTTTGCTGCCTACATCGCTGCGCAGGGTGGCACCAATTGCGGCAATCAGACTGTGCGTGTAGCCAAGCGTATCGCCGATGAGCTGAACGCTTACGATGAGGAAGTGCAGAAAGTCGTCGGTATTTATGCGCCGCATTTAGGCGCTGACCATATTCATGAAACCCGCACAATCCAATGGCGCATCGTTGCTGGTGCCGTTGACGTTGAGCTTTTGACGTTGAAAAGCGCCTCTGGCGCGCCTCGGAGTCCTGTCAATAACTGTGGGTTAGGTGGAAACACCCGAGCGCCAAATGACCCCAACGGGCAGGCTAAAACGCCTGTGATGGCGATGGAATACCCACCGGATGCAGTTATCGACTTCACCGACACTGCCGCCGTGAGGGCGATTGTGGCGCGAATGAAAGAAAACCAGCCACGCATTAGCAAGATGCAACGCAGTTATAACCCGACTCAAGCCCGAATTATCGCCCCTTCTGCCCGTTTAACCCGCGAAGAACGGCAACGCATCGCCCAAATTCGCCGGGATTTACTGCTACAGGACATTATCGCCGAACCTTGGGAACTCAACGCCCTGACCCGTGGGGCAAAAATCACCTTTGACGGCGTTGCTATTCACTATCCGGTGCTATCCGACTGGCCGGAGTTCGACGATCACCCTATCAGTGAGGCCACTCATGACTAAAACCCCTGCTACCGCCCGTAAACAGGCACAACGCCAGCGCGACAAAGCCGCCGGTATCAATGAAATCCGCGTCAGATTAGAACAGGAAGAGTTCGCCATGTTGACCGAAGGCATGGCCGCCCGGCGTCTGTTTCGCCCCGCTTATGATTTACCGGAATATATCGCGCTGCTTATTCGCCAAGATAACCAGCGATTAGAACAACAACTGGCCGAACTAAGCCAAGAACGCTGCGAAAGATGCGGCGATAAAGCGCCGGGCGATCCGACGGGGTGCTGTTTACGCGGCGAGGCCGCCTGCTGGCAAACCAAAGGGATAAACCGCCTGTTAATTAATGTCATTTGAATCGGCGTGACGCGTCACAGATGAATATATTTAATACATATAGCGCGTCACAATCCTCTAATTTTGTTCAAACCAACGTATACCGTATTGACCTGTATACCTTTTTCATTAATACTGTACATAATTACAGTATAATAAGGAGCCTGCATTGAAACCCGAAGAAAGAATTGAATTAACCTTAGCCAGAATTAAGTTTATTGCTGAGGTTTCGCAAGTCGCACAATGCAATAACAAGGAGTTTTTGCTGGCCATGTCGTTTATTTCAGACCTGACTGACCAGATAGTGGTTGATCCAAACGACGAAGCTATTTTCTACAATGCTGACAGCCCAAGATCTCATTAAACCTACTGGAAATTGGCGACACCGTTAGCCTCTGAGTTTATTTCAACGCACTGCATGCATAGAGTGCATGATTCCGCATGATCTGCCCTGCATTGCAAACCCGCGAAAAGCCCTTGCCATATGGGCTTTTCGCGTTTCTGTGTCATGCATGAAAAGCGATAGGTAAAGTGAAAGCGCGCAGGCGGGGTTAACTTGCGCGCGCTGAGGTTTGGTGAGGGGATTTCTAACGTGCTGGCGGCTTGATGCTCCAGAAATGCCCGTGTGGGATGTGGTTCGTCCGTGCTGGCGCGTTGGCGCGGCAAATCAGTGCGAGCGTGTTGATTATCGGACAGGCTGTGAGGGCTGGCGGGGACGGTCAATGGCGAGGTTAACCCGCCTTGCGGCGGATTGGTTTGATACTGCGGGCTATTCTTCTGCGGCTAACTGGTACGGCTTAAAGCGGATCACGTCTTCCCCTATCCACTCGTTCACGTCTTTCATTCGTTCCTGTAAAGGCGTCAACTCGTTACGCACAAAAACCTGTGCCGCTTTGGCGGCATCGCCAAACCCGCCGGTGTTACTCGGGATAATACCCATCATCTGCGGTGGCACCCGGTGAGCACTGAGCAAATCATCGCGGGAGGCATTCTTGATATTGAAAAAATCGTCTTTGGTCGCTACGTCACTCAAGGGAATCACCTTAATGCCGTCGGGTTTGCCGTTGGGGGCAAACATAAACAGGTTACGGCAGTTGCCTAACCCTTTGGTGTCACTCATGGCCTTACGCATTTTTTCAATGTCACTGCTGGTCTGTGCCGCGTCGGTCACATACAAAATGTAACCGGCATGGCCGCCGTTCTTGTAATAGCGGCGACGGAACAGCGTGGCCGACTCATTTAACCATGCGGAATTCAGCGCGCTGAGGTATTCCGGCAAGCCATAAAGTTCCTGATTAATATCCGGTTCGATCAGATGGAAGACGCTACCGACGGCGAACTGGTGCGCCTGCTTCCAGTTTTGCACAAACCAATAAACACCGTTCTCTGTTCCCCGACGAGTATATTTAGCCGGGGAGACATCCAGCCGCATCGGATCACCAAGCTGATTTTTGCGCAGTTCCAAAAAAGCATTACCAAACAGTAAATAATCCAGCGCATAGCGGCTAAATGCCTGCTGACTCAATAATGGGTGAGCGATAAAGGTGCTGGCTAAAATATTGCGCTTCACGTAAATCGGTGAACTGTGATGCACGGCCGCATGTAAGCTGCGTGCCAGCCCGTCAAAGCTGATCGGCGGTTCGTACCATTTGCCATTGTCGGTACATTCGATGTAATCCAGAATCTGGCGCTTATCCATCACGCCTTCCGGGTCGTCAAAAGCAAAGGTGATCCCCTCCTGCGCCGGTTCTGCCGGTTTCGTGGCAGCCGGTTTGTTAAATGCTTTATTACCTTTACGTTTACTCATTAGTTAATGTCCAGAATGTTAGGGCTAACGCAGCCATTGGCAGCAGTGAGGGGTTCGTTTAACAGGGCGTGCATGATTGCCCATGCCACATCGGCATGGCTGGCTTCTTCACTACGACTGGCAACGTAGGTCGAACGGCCGCCGCTGGCGGTCATGGTTTTGCGGATCGCCATAAAGGATTGGGTGATATCCGAATGACCAGCGTCGTATTCCAGCCGTCCGCTGTTGATGGTGTCTTTCGCTTTCAGCACCATGGCGGTTTTGACTTCTGGGGTATATTTAATTTCCCGCGCAGCCGGGTAGAACTCTCGCACCAATTGGTAAACCCCTTGGCCGAGGCCGGTAGCGTCAATGCCGATATATTCCACGCTGTAGCATTCCGTCAGCGCCTTGATACTTTCTGCCTGGGCGGCAAAATCCATGCCTTTCCACTGGTGCCGCTCTAATACGCGGAACTTGCCGCCGATCACCATCGGTGGCGCAATCACCGCGCATCCGGCACTGTCCCCCGTGTGGGACGGGTCGTAACCAATCCACACCGGCCGATAACCAAACGGACGCATCGCGTCGGGGTTAAAGTCTTCCCATTCATCCAAACTATCGACCATGCAAATCTGCAACTCACCGAACGGAAAGACCGAGGCTTTGTCGTCAACAAATTCGCACATCAGCAAGTTTTGATATTCGGCGGGGCTGTATTCCAGTAACAACTGGTCGAGATCAAACAGGCTACAACCACCGGTTAACGCATCTTCTACCGTAACAATCTGCCGCCATTGACCGTCCCCGCATAACGCTCCACGGGCTAAATGGCTGTGACTGAGATCCAGTTGAATATGGTCAGATTTACTGCCTCGGCCTTTGTTGAACAGTTCGCCAGACCAAAACGGATAAGCGCTGTGTGCCAGACTCGACGGCGTGGAGAAATAGGTGGTACGCCATTTTTTGTGTAATGACATGCCGCTGGCGACTTTGCGTAATTCCTGAAACTTGGGTATCCAGAAATATTCATCTAAATACAGGTTGCCGGTGTAACTCTGTGCCGTGCGGACGTTAGTACCGAGGAAGAACAGGCGCGCGCCGTTGGCTAACATCATCGGGTCGCCTTTCAGATCGACATCCACCTCTCGGGCAAAATCGATAATGTAGTTTTTGAATACGTGCGCCTGCGCCTTACTGGCTGACAGGAAAATCTGATTGCGTCCGGTGGTAATGGCGTCCAGCAATGCTTCCCGGGCAAAAAAGAAAGTCGCACCAATCTGGCGGGATTTCAGGATATTGCGGATACGGTGTTGCAGCCCGGCATTGAACCAGCCGCGCTGATATTCAAAGATAGTGTCGTGGAAGATAGACTCCAGCTTTTCAACAGCAGAATCGCTGAACAGGTTTTTATCCGGTGGCTTTCTGTCACCTTTATTGCGGTTGGCGACGTTGGGATTCAGGTCGGCTTCACTGCCGGTCAAGCTATAGCGGTTTACCCGCGCCAGTCGTTCAATCTGACGGCCTAACAGGTCGATTTCTTTAAAGTCTCGCCCTTCCTTCACCTCTTTCATGATCAACTGAATCAACCGCGCTTCCATGCTGGTTTCCACGCGCGAAATAGGCGCGATAGCGTCCCATCCGTCACGTTTCTTCCAGCTCTGCACGGTCGGCGATTTTTGGTTTAGCTGGTCGGCGATTTGGCGTACAGAAAAACCCTGCCAGTAAAGCAAAGCCGCCTGTCGTCGTGGGTCACTGATGAGGGTGTTCGGTGTCATATTCATGCCATTAGGCTACGCGACCCCACAGGCCTCCGGCTTGTGGTGCCTGTTGTGCCAGCCTTGTCACGTCTGGCTTTCGTTGTTGTCCCGCCGCTGAGTCTGGAAACTAAGCCCCGAACACCCACCTACTTTTTATTCACCACTGGACAGGCTAAATATGGCTAAGAAAGTCTCTAAATATTTCCGTATCGGCGTTGAGGGCGACACCTGCGACGGTCGCGTAATTGATGCCAACGACATTAACCAAATGGCTGATGCCTTTGACCCACGCGTTTACGGTTGCCGTATCAATCTGGAACACCTGAAAAGCCTGTCACCCGACAGCACATTTCGCCGCTATGGCGACGTGATCGGCCTGAAAGCGGAAACCATTGACGATGATTCCGCGCTGAACGGTAAGCGCGCCTTATTCGCCCAAATCAGCCCAACGGATGAGCTGGTATTGATGAATAAAGACCGTCAGAAGATTTATACCTCCATGGAAATCCGCCCGAACTTTGCCAACAGCGGTAAAGCCTATCTGGTTGGGCTGGCGGTCACCGATGACCCGGCCAGCCTCGGCACTGAAATGCTGGAATTCAGCGCCAAAGCCAAGCACAACCCACTGGCTGCACGTAAATCTCACCCCGACAACCTGTTTTCTGCCGCCGTGGAAGTGCAACTGGAATTTGAAGACGTGGCCGAGCCGGGCGTCACCTTGCTCAACCGCGTGAAGGGTATTTTCAACCGCAAGCAAATGAGCGATGACGCCCGCTTTAGTGATGTGCATGAGTCAGTGAATGCCGTGGCAGAGCATGTGCAGGCACAAAGCGAAAACGTGGAAGCCCGTTTTACCTCGATTGAACAGGCGTTTGCCGACCAGATGAGCGATGTGCAAAGCAGCCTCAAGAAAAACCAGCAGAGCATGACCGCCCTGACGAACAAACTGGCGAGCACCGAAAGCTTTAGCCAAGGCAGCCGCCCTCCGGCGACTGGCGGGAACGGACACGGGGAAATTCTGACCGACTGCTAACCCTATTGACCGGTTGCCAAGGTGGCGACCAATCCCCTTATTTAACAGAATCAGGAAAGATTATGCTGACCAAAACACGCTTTAAATTTAACGCCTATTTATCCCGCCAAGCCGAACTCAATGGCATTAACGCGGGGGACATGAATAAAAAATTCAACGTCGAACCCTCGGTCACTCAAACCATTATGAGCCGCGTGCAAGAGTCCTCCGATTTTCTGAGTCGGATTAATATTGTGCCCGTCGCCGAGCTGACCGCTGAAAAAATCGGCTTGGGTGTCACGGGGTCGATTGCCAGCACCACCGACACCGCTGGCGGGGACGAGCGCGAAACCGCAGATTTCCTCTCGCTGGACAGTGAAAAGTATTTCTGCGATCAGGTGAACTACGATTTCCATATGCGCTACGGCACCCTTGACCTGTGGGCGCGTTATCAGGATTTCCAAACGCGTTTGCGCGACGCCATTATCAAGCGTCAGGCGTTAGACCGTATCATGATCGCCTTCAACGGCGAATTCCGTGCCAAGACCTCGAACCGCGCCAAATACCCGATGTTGCAGGATATTGCTCCTGGTTGGTTGCAAAAATACCGCAACAACGCCCCAGCGCGTGTAATGAGTAAAATCACGGACGAAGATGGCACGCTGTTGTCGGAAAAAATTCGCGTCGGTAAAGGCGGCGATTACCTCAATCTGGATGCGCTGGTGATGGATGCAACCAGCAACATGATTGCCGAATGGTATCAGGAAGACCCGGAACTGGTGGTCATCACTGGCCGCCAACTGTTGCAGGATAAATATTTCCCGATCATCAACAAAGAACAGGACAACAGCGAAACCCTTGCTGCGGACGTGATTGTTAGCCAGAAACGTATCGGCAACTTACCGGCGGTTCGGGTGCCGTTCTTCCCCCCTAATGCCTTCATGATCACCCGTCTGGATAACCTGTCAATTTACTGGCTGGAAGACTCCCATCGTCGCCATATCGATGAGGTGGCCAAGCGGGATCGCGTCGAAAACTACGAATCCATCAAAGAAGATTATGTGGTGGAAGATTACGCCTGCGGCTGTCTGGTGGAGAACATCGAGATCCTGGAGCCAAAAGACGAAAAACCCGCAGAAAAAACCGCCCTGATAGCCGATGACACCAATTATGACGCCTTGGCAACGGCGATCGTTAATGCGGTGAAAGTCGCTTCTGCGCCAGTGGCTGACTCCGCCGGTGCCGACGTCGAAGGAAAAACCGCCGTCGAAAAAGGGAGCAAATAAGCCATGTTAAGCCCCGCCCGTCGTCACTTTTTGCGACAGTCTGCGGCCGAACAGCAGCGGGATAACCCGCTGCGTCACGCCACCGGCTACGAGCGTCTGCTGCAACAGCTCCGCGCGGATGAGAAAAATCTCCGGATGTTTCGCAGTATGGAGCGAAAAGCCGAACTCAAGCGAGAAATGTTACCCGCCTACACCCCATGGGTGGCTGGCGTCTTGAGCAGCGGAACGGGCGCACAGGATGCGGTACTGATGACCGTAATGGTCTGGCGACTGGATACCGGAGACATTGCCGGGGCGCTGGAGATCGCCCCCTATGCCTTGCGGCATAAGCTGGTATCGCCCGACAGCTTTACCCGTCCTACGCCTTATCTGCTGGTTGAAGTGGTGGCCGAAACCGCCTTACGCGCCTATGACCGCGAGCAACCGGTCGATATCGCCCCGTTGTTGCAGACCATGGAACTCACCGAGCAGGAAGATATGCCCGATCAAGTGCGCGCCAAACTGCACAAAATCACCGGATATGTGCTGGCAAAAAGCGGCAAAGCCGAACTGGCACTGAATCATCTGAAACGCGCGTTACAGCTTCACCGTGGCTGCGGCGTGATCAAAGACATTGAGCGACTGGAGCGGCAATTACGCCTTGCAGCCAGTCGCTAACCAAACGCGCCCCGCGCCGGGCGGCACGACAGCCGCGACAGGTTTTCCTCGTCAACGCCGTCGTCCACCGCCCACCTATTTTGAGGTTGTTATGACAACAGTGGTAATCCCCGCCCCCCGCCCGCCCCAAGAGGCCGAGCCGGTGATTGAAAATACTTTTTTCTGGCCGGACATCGACCCCAAGCAACTGCGCGAACTGCTGCGCTACGAAGGCACTGTGACCCCGGTTCGCCTACGCTTTGCCATTCGAAGCGCCATTGCCGAAGTGAATGCCGAGCTGTTCGAGTATCGCCGTGACCAGATAGCCGCCGGTTACCCCACCTTGGCCGAGGTGCCGGGCGATCAGATTGATGGCGAAAGTGTGCGAACAACCGAATACCTGAACGCCGTCAGTGCCATTACCGCCGCCACGCTGGCGGAACGCTATCGCGGCTACGACGCCAGCGCCCGAGGGGATAAACGCGCGGATGCCATTGACAGCACGGTAGATAATTTCTGGCGTGACGCCCGTAACAGTATCAGCAATGTGATGGGCAAACCCCACTGCATTATCGGGTTGATCTGATGCGCATTTATGCCCTGCAAGGCGACACCCTCGACGGCATTTGCTGGCGTTATTACGGCCGCACCGAGGGCGTGGTTGAACAGGTGTATTGCGCCAATCCGGGGCTGGCTGACGTGGGCGTCATTTTACCCCACGGCTACCCGGTGGAATTACCGGACAGGGCACCGGCCGCCCAACGTGAAACCGTTCAATTATGGGATTAAAAATGGAAAAGCTCACTTCCGATATTGCTTACTTCTTCGCACTGATGCTGGCCTTTATTGGCGCAATGAGTCCGCAAGACATTGCTTTTTATGTGGCCGCGCTGGCCGCAACGGCGACCAGCTTTGTTAACTGGTACTACCGGCGGAAAAACTATTTATTACTCAAAAAATTAGGCCTTCGCGAGGTGGTGATTAATGAATTCAATCGTTAAGCGCTGTCTGGTTGGCGTGATTCTGGCGCTGGCCGCCACCTTACCCCATTATTCCGGCCTGCATACCTCCGAGGCGGGGTTAAAACTGATTGCCGATTACGAGGGTTGCCAGCTCAACGCCTACCAATGCAGCGCCAACGTCTGGACAAACGGCATTGGTCACACCGCTGGCGTCAAGCCGGGCACCGTCATCAATGAACGGCAGGTGGCGGTGAATCTGGTGGCCGATGTGTTGCGGGTCGAACAAGCCATCGCGGTGTGTATGCCTGCTGCGATGCCGCAACCGGTCTATGACGCGGTGGTGTCCTTCGCTTTTAACGTCGGCACGGGCGCGGCCTGCCGCTCGACGCTGGCCTTTTTTATCAATAAGCACGACTGGCGCAGCGCCTGTCACCAATTACCGCGCTGGGTATACGTCAACGGCGTAAAAACCAAAGGGTTAGAACGTCGCCGCAACACTGAACAAACACACTGCCTGAACGGAGTCTGATATGCGCACAATAATCATTATTTACATTTTAATGATGGGGTTGCTGGCGTGGCATGCCCATGGCCTGAAAAAAGATTTAGACAGCGCCCAACGGGTGATTGGCACCTTGTCAGCCGGAATTGAGAGCCGGGACAACGCGATCATTCATTTGCAGGATGAAGCCCGGCAACAGGCAGAAAATGAGCAGTCATTACGCCAGTCACTGAGCCACGCCAGCACCTTGTCCTTATCCCGTGAACAAAAAATTCAAAGGTTACTCAATGAGAATAAAGCCCTGCGTGATTGGTTCGCTACTGCTTTGCCTGCTGATATTATCCGGCTGCACCAGCGCCCCGCGTTCGCCAGCCCCAACGATTATTTACGTTGGCTGTCCGACGGTCAGCAGTTGCCCACTCCCGGCCAGCATTCCAGCGATTAACGGGGATTTAAGCGGCGATATTCGCCAACTGGAAAACGCACTGGTGGCCTGCGGGTTGCAAGTGGAAGCGATTAAACACTGTCAGGAACAACACCATGCTAAAACCCAAATTACTCCGCGCCGCACTGACTGACAGCCTGCCGCTGTTACAAAACAACCCGGACAGCCTGAAAATGTTTATCGATGGTGGCAGCATCAACTCCACGCTGGCGCAGTCCTTATCCTTTGAGCAGCGTTATACCCTGACATTGTTCGTGGAGGATTTTACCGGCGATGTGGATTTAATTTTTGTGCCGATATTGGCGTGGCTGCGGGAACATCAACCGGACATTATGGCCTCGGAAGAGCGCCGCCGCACTGGCTTTACCTACAAGATTGAAGTGATGAGCGATCAGTTGTGCGATATTCGCATTGACCTGCAATTAACCGAACGAGTGATCGTCAAACAGCAGGAAGGCGCATTGCACGTTAACCACCTACCCGAACCGCCCCCACCAGGCAACGCCAGCCGCCCGACGTCGTTATACTTGCACGGTGAGTTAGTGAGTGAATGGTCATGAATGCGTTAAAACCCTTTGACGATAGACTGGCCGGGCTACTGGCGAACCTGTCGCCCCAGTCCCGCAAACAACTGGCGGCCGATATTGCTAAAAAGCTGCGCGCCAGTCAGCAACAGCGAATTAAGCGCCAGCAAGCCCCGGACGGGTCGCCCTACGCCGCCCGAAAAACCCAACCCACGCGACATAAAAAAGGGCGTATTAAGCGCGAGATGTTCGCCAAGCTGCGCACTGCGCGCTATATGAAAGCTAAAGGCAATGCTAACGAAGCCGTGGTTGAATTTACCGGGCAAGTACAACGGATGGCGGCCGTGCATCATTTTGGCCTGCGTGACCGCCCGAACGTGCACAGTAAAGATGTGCAGTATGATGAAAGGCCGTTGCTGGGAATAACAACTAGTGATCTAAATATGATAGAAGATCAAGTAATCACTTTTTTAGCATTTATACCTCAGATTTATTAGCGTATCTAAACAGTACTTAAAACACTGTACAAATAAACAGAAAAATGGAATAATATGCCATCAATAATAAAGATTGTGTTGATTTAATGAAAGAAATTCAAATCAAAATAAAATTAATCGAATACCTACTTGAGCACGCATCTAGAGATACAGTCATTGGCTCAGAATTACGTTTTAACTATGGTTCAAGAAGGGCTGATATTGTTTCTGTCACAAATAATATAGCATCTATTTTTGAAATAAAAGGTTCCGGTGATTCTATTGAAAGACTCGGTTCTCAACTAGATAGCTACAAGGAATATTTTGACTACTGCTATGTTGTTTGTGAACCATCGAACATAAATCTAGTGAAGAAAAGTTGTAAAAGAAAAATAGGAATAATTCTGGTGGAAAATAATGACGTTCGTTTAATAAAAGAAGCGTGTCACTTTAAGAAAAATAAAAAAATAACATTAGCTAGTACAATAGACACCTCAACCTTGCGGAAGTTAACAGCCAATAACATATTGAAGTCAAAGCATGAGCTTTGTGAGTTATTTATAAAAAATAATAATTTAGATTCCGTAAAAAGCATATCAAGAAAACATCTGTGGGAAAAATTAAAATGCAATTTTGATATATTTTACAATGAATTAGGTGTCAGGGTTAATCCCGATGACATTCTAACATTAACTAGAATGCCATCGGGTGATTTATCAAGAAGAGCGTAGTCTCACTCTTGTTGTAATATAGTAATTCATTCTTACAGCTATCCAGAATGAAGGGCTAATTCCTGATGGTGTACCTTTAGATGCTAGCTCTATCTCTTTATCAGCCCATGTTCCTATAGGGTTATATCGACTATCCTCTACCATTTTCTGAGCGCACAATACATAACTACCATCATCACGGCGATATCTTTTATATATGATTTTTTCAGGTAATGATATGTCAATTCGAGGAACAAAAGTTCCACCTTTTATTTCTACTTGTTGTATATTGATTGATGCGTAATCACCATATTTAACTGGGTATTCCTGAGAAACCTGTTGAAATATATACTCTTCTAAAATTGAAATCTCACCTTCATCATCATTACCGTGCTTTGCCGGACTTAATGGAAATGATGTGGTTAATATTACAATGTCTTCTATTTTAGAATTAAACTCTTCAATTTCTTGGCAGGCAAATAAAAAACCGTTAGTGACATTTTCTTGCTCTTTGCTTGTAACTTGCTCACCATCTATTATAACGAAAATTTTACAATCATCATTTAATCCATCGATTATTGGAGTAATAAATTTTTTATAATCATCAAGATTGAATGGTAATCTTACCGCTAATTTAGATTTTAGCTTGGACATCTCACTAACAAATTTTGTGACTTCCGAAAAATCATCTTCATCATAAAGATGAATCATAGGGATGATATTTAAATCACTATAGAGACTTATGAAATATTGCCATTCATAATAACCTTTATTTTCATCAAGCAACTGTTCCATCTGAGGGTTAATATATTTATCATTAGAACTAACATCGAGAATAAAAGGTTTATCGCCCTGAATTTCAGCTATAAGTGTCATTCGGCGATGGATATCACCATCAGGTGCTACTTTGGTTTTACGTGACTTTGTTAACTCGTATATAGGTAAGATTTCAGAGAGTATATCATCACTAAGACGAGATATTGCCTTTAACTCTGCATCTCTAGTTTTTATTAATGGAAAATATTTAAATTTTTTAATATTTTTCATAGATTATGTCCATCATACCCAAGTTGTTGAGCACGAATGCGAACAGCCATAGATGACACTTCAAAATGTGCGGCTATATCAGATACTTTCTGAGAATTATTCTCAATATAGTATCTAAAATCACTATCGGGCATTAATAACTCTGCTGCAAATTTATTAGCCTCAACTTCCATTCGATCTGTTTGTCCATTTCTGAAGAAAACACTATCAGTAAAAACTTCAGTAATCATGGCATGCTTAATAAAATGCCCTATCTCATGCGCTATTGTAAAACGCTGGCGGTGAGGGTGATGTAAAGAATTGACAGTCATTATCCATGTGCCGGACTTGTCTTTCTTTAGGCATCCTGACTCTTCACCTAACATGGGTTCCATCCGCATGGTAATACCAAGTAACTTTGTTAGAGCGGACACATCTAATGGGCTAGTCTTAATATTTTTTTCTTTAGCAAAAGACAATAATTCGTCGGGAGCAATTAAGTTTTGGATGCCCGAGTTTTTTTCTTTTTCCTCGGCAGGTTTTTTCCTGATAAATGCCATTTACTCAAGCTCCTTTTTTAGGACAAATGATCCACCGTCGTTATCAACAGTATCTTTTAATGCAATATTTTTCGCTAAAACATTTATATACCTTTTTAGCTCACTGTTTTCTTTAGCTATAGCATCAACTTTTTCTGATAAGGTTCTTAATTCGCTGATATCACCTGTAATTTCCGACATTGTCTCTATTTGCGCATTTAAGTCAAATTGAGTAGATGCTATCTTTTCTTTAATTTTACGCTCTACTTTATCTTCGATAACGGCTTTGACACTTTTGTCAAATTGAATGCTATCCATATGGGCATTAACCTCGATTATTGCTTCTTCTCGGGCCTTAGCATTAGATGAGTGCTTTATCATAAAAAAAGCGAATGCTCCTAAAATTGCATTAATAGCAATAAGGACGGTAATAATTGTTTGATAGAAACTACTTTGAAATGACCAAAGATCATCGAGACTAAGTATCGTGCCACTTGCAACTAATTCACCGATATGGTGGAGCATTAATGGATCTTTAAGCGAATTTGGCTCCTTTAAAAAATATTGATCGCTTAAATTCAAATATGAAAAAAATCCGTGCTTCATCGTAAATTGTAGAACAAAAATCCAACCAAAAAATGTTGCTACAGAGGAGAAAAATATAGAGCAAGCCGTAATCCATCGATTATGGTAGCAAATCCTTACTCGACCAGTAGAATTATTTGGTTCATTAGATTGAGTTGAACCACCTTCAGTAACTGCCATTTAAGCAAGTCCATTTTCATTTTAAATTGTTACTATTATTATCACTTTAAGTAAAGTTGATCAAATAGTATCACTATCGCTAATGTTTGTTGTGTGGCTAGTGACACATTTGAAGCTCATTGTTTAGTGGCTTATCAACAAGCATCCTTTCTACATGAACACACAAACCCAAATCACTGAAATTCTGCGCCTGCTGCGCAACCTTGTCCGTATTGGCACGGTGGCCGAGGTCGATCTCGACCAAGCCCTGTGCCGTGTGGCAACTGGGGACAATACCACCGGCTGGTTAAACTGGCTGACACTGCGCGCCGGTCAATCCCGTTCATGGTGGGCGCCCTCGGTTGGCGAGCAGGTATTAATTTTCTCGCTCGGCGGTGAGCTGGATACCGCCTTTGTGCTGCCGGGCATTTTCTCTGATGAGTTCCCGCCGCCGTCAGCCTCGGCGGATGGGGTTTACCTATCGTTCCCCGATGGCGCAAGCCTTCACTATGAACCAGAAACCGGCGAACTGCGGGTCGCTGGCATTAAAACCGCCGTGGTCAATGCCAGCGAAAGCGTCACCGTGACTGCGCCTAATATTATCTGCACCGCCTCGGTCAAAATCACGCTGGATACACCCGAAGTGGAATGCACCCATAACCTGACGACAAAAACGCTGATTGTCAGCAACGGCGGTGAAATGAAGGGCACGTTCACTCATAGCGGCAAGTTTTCCTCTAACGGCGTGGTGATTGATAACCATCGCCATGGCAGCGTGAAAAACGGCGACGGCCAGACCTCGGGGACAGCATGACAAACGCGAAATTTCTCGGCATGAATCAGATTAGTGGTCGAGCGGTTTCCGACCTCGAGCACATTCGCCAAAGCGTGGCCGACATTCTGATCACACCAGTCGGTTCCCGGCCAATGCGCCGCGCTTACGGTTCGTTGCTGTCGGAGCTAATCGACCAGCCGCAAAACCCGGCATTACGCCTGCAAGTGATGGCCGCCAGTTACAGCGCAATTTTACGCTGGGAACCGCGCGTCAGCCTGACGGGGATCACCTTTGAAACCACCTACGACGGCAAGATGGTGATCGACATTACCGGCACCCGCAGCGACACCGGCGGTACTTTTTCCCTTAACGTTCCAGTGAGCTAATCCCATGGCAACCATTGACCTGAGCCAGTTACCCGCACCCGATGTGGTTGAGTTGCTGGATTACGAAAGTATTTTGTCCGAGCGCAAGGCGACGCTGTTGTCGCTGTGTGATGAAAGTCAGCGCGCAGCGGTGGCGCGTACCTTACAGCTCGAATCTGAGCCGCTGACAAAGTTGCTGGAAGAAAGCGCTTACCGCGAGGTGATGTGGCGTCAGCGAGTGAATGAAGCTGCGCGAGCCAACATGCTGGCTTATTCCACTGGTGCTGACCTCGATCAGCTCGGCGCAAATTACACGGTTTCCCGTTTGGTTATTGTCCCTGCCGATGGTAGTGCATTACCGCCGGTAGCCGCCGTGATGGAATCTGATAGTGATTTCCGCGTTCGAATTCAACAAGCCTTCGAGGGATTAAGTGTGGCCGGTTCTGCCGGGGCTTATCAATTTCATGGTCGCAGTGCTGACGGTCGGGTCGCTGATGTGTCGGTGATTAGCCCGTCACCGGCCTGTGTGACGGTGTCGGTGTTGTCCCGCGAGAATGACGGAACCGCCAATGAAGAACTGATCCAGATTGTGGCCGCTGCGCTCAATGCTGAGGCGGTGCGTCCGGTAGCCGATCGGGTAACGGTGCAATCTGCCGAGATTATCCCTTACCGAATCGATGCCTCATTATTTCTCTACCCCAGCCCCGAAGCGGAACCGATTAGGCAAGCCGCCGAGGCCAAGCTCAAAGCCTACATTAGCGCCCAACACCGGCTCGGACGGGATATTCGCCTGTCCGCTATTTATGCCGCGTTACATGTGGAAGGGGTACAGCGTGTCGAGCTAGCGCAGCCGCTGGCCGATATCGTGCTCAGTGAATCACAAGCCTCCAGTTGCACCGCTTATACGCTGACAGTGGGTGGCTCCGATGAGTGATAACCGCCTATTGCCGGTCGGTTCTTCTCCTCTGGAAATCGCCGCCGCCAAAGCCTGCGCCGCGATTGAACGCACGCCAATACCCTTGCGCCAGCTCTGGGATCCACAAACCTGCCCGTTGAATCTGTTGCCTTATTTGGCGTGGGCGTTTTCTGTCGACCGTTGGGATGAGAGCTGGCCGGAAGCGGCAAAGCGTCACGTCGTGGCGAATGCGCATTTTGTTCACCGCCACAAAGGCACCATCGGCGCTATCCGTCGCGTGGTCGAGCCGCTGGGCTACCTGATTAAGGTGCTGGAGTGGTGGAAAACCGGCGACATCCCCGGCACTTTTCGCCTTGATGTCGGCGTGCTGGAAACCGGTATTACCGAAGAAATGTACCGCGAGCTTGAGCGCCTGATTGACGACGCCAAACCGGCCAGCCGTCACCTGATTGGCCTGTCGATAAATCTGGACAGCAGCGGCCAGTTTTACGTTGGCGCGGGTTGTTACAGCGGCGACGAGCTGAGCGTTTACCCCTATTTACCCGAAGTTATCACCGTCACCGGCCACGAATACACCGGCGGCACCATTCATATGATTGATGAGATGAGCGTAAACCATGACCGCTAGATTCTATGCACTTCTGACCCACGTCGGGGCGGCCAAACTGGCGAACGCCACTGCGCTCGGCACCCGATTAGATATTACCCAAATGGCCGTGGGCGACGGAGGCGGCACCTTACCCGCCCCCAATCCGGCACAAACCCAGCTTATCGGCGAGCAACGCCGGGCAGCACTCAACCGGCTGAGTATTGACCCGATCAATACCAGTCAGATTATCGCCGAGCAGGTTATCCCGGAGAATGAGGGCGGTTGGTGGATACGTGAAATCGGCTTGTACGACAGCGCCGGGGATTTAGTCGCCATTGCCAACTGCGCCGAAACCTACAAACCGCAACTACAGGAAGGCAGTGGCCGCACTCAAACCATTCGGATGATTTTGATTGTCAGCAGCACCGAAGCCGTCACATTGAAAATCGATCCGTCGGTGGTGCTGGCGACGCGCAAATATGTCGATGATAAAGTGATTGAAGTTAAGCAGTACGCGGATAACGTGCTGGCTGACCACGTTAAAACGGCTAACCCTCACCGCCAGTATTTGCAGAGCGCTAACTTTCTTTCCGAGATCAGCGCATTGGGCGCTGATGCACTGGCCAAGACGCTCACAAACCTAAAATTAGACGACACCATTAGCAAAGCCGGAAAAGCATTCTCTCAAACCAAAGTCTCGGATGTGGTCGGGGAAAATGGGGTGCCATGGAATGCCCCCAGTGGCCTGTATAGTGCTCGTTACGAAAGCTCAAGTTCCGCTGTTATCTATACCGCCATGATTGTTCATTTTAATATGGGTTCGGGTAGTTGCCCGGCCTTCCAACTGAAAATTCATTATCGAAATGGCGGCGTTTATTATCGTTCCGCTCGTGATGGTTTTGGTTTTGAACGTGATTGGGAGCTTGTCGGCAGTGACGCGGCTCCTGTAGGCATTCCCATGCCATGGCCGACAGCCTTCCCGCCAAGTGGTTGGCTAAAATGCAACGGTTCGCCCTTTGATAAATCCAAATACCCGCAACTGGCATTAGCCTATCCTGCTGGATATTTACCTGATTTACGCGGCGAGTTTATCCGTGGCTGGGATGATGGGCGTGGTGCGGATAATAACCGCGCCTTACTTTCCGCACAGCTTGGAACTGCCTTCCCGTCAATGTATGTCTATGCGACCTCGGCAACCAGAGGCACACTCGTTACGCAACCTATCAGCGCTTTTGGGGACAATTTCCCCATTGAAGGAAAGCCTGTGGATACGGAAGGAGTGGAGAATACACCTAGTAGCGGGGCATATTTCTCGACGGGTGAGCTTTCCCCAACCGGCTCATCGTCACTGATTAAATATCGTGTCCGCCCCCGCAATATCGCCTTTAACTACATCGTGAGAGCCGCATAATGACCAGCGAAATTAAAACCCCAGCGGTACTGGATAACCATCATCTGGCGGTGACCGCAGGCTGGGTGACCGTCTTTAATATCATTCTTCCCAGCCGGGAATATCTTTCTTCTGCCGAGGAATATTTAGCCGAAGGCGTAGGCATTCCGGCCAATGCTTATTTAGATAAGCCGCTTAAAGCCAAAAAAGGGTTTGCTGTGTGCCGCAGCGCTGACAATAGCCAGTGGGAATATCTTCCAGACCATCGCGGTGAAATTCGCTATAGCACCGTGACCGGTATGGCGATGACAGTGAATGACATTGGCGATTATCCGATGGATACGACTGACCTTGCACCCATAACGGTTTTTGATAAGTGGAATGGCACACAATGGCTGGCCGATACTGACCAGCAAGCGGCGGTTGCTCGCCGGTACCGAGATGATTTTATCCGTGCCACCGATCCCATGATGGTGAGTGATTATTCCATTGACGACGCACCACTGACAGAACCGCAGCGCCGCGAGCTAATCACCACCCGTTTAGCGTTCAAACAGTGGCCGACACTGGCAGGATGGCCGTTGATAGAGCTGCCGGTAATTGGCGAGTCGGATAAATCCCGCTGGCTACTGACCGAGGCGGTGAATAATGGCTACGTGGTGCCGGAGTGGCCGCCAGTTTCTGCCTGACATTTCTTTTTAGCCCCCGATTCAGGGGGCTTTTGTTGTACCAGCTCCCACACATCCCCCACCTAATGCCCCGCGCTGACTAAACCGTCACCATAGATTCACCCCTCCATTCACAGAGAATGACTGTATGAGTGATTACCACCACGGCGTCCGTGTCCTCGAAATCAACGAAGGCACACGGGTTATTTCCACCGTATCCACCGCCGTTGTCGGCATGGTCTGCACCGCCGAAGATGCCGACGCCAAAACCTTTCCCCTTAATACTCCGGTACTGATCACCGATGTACTGGTTGCCGCCGGTAAAGCCGGGAAAAAAGGCACCTTGGCGGCATCGCTGTTAGCCATCGCCGAGCAGACCAAGCCGGTCACCATTGTGGTGCGTGTGGCCGCGGGTAAAAATGAGGCCGAAACCACCTCCAATATCATCGGCGGGTCAGACGAGAACGGCCACTATACCGGCATGAAAGCGCTGTTAGATGCCCAGACGGTGACCGGCGTCCGGCCGCGTATTCTCGGCGTGCCGGGGCTGGATAATCTGGAAGTTGCCACCGCACTGGCGACCATTTGCCAGCAGTTACGCGCTTTCGGTTATATCAGCGCCTTTGGCTGCAAGAACGTGTCCGAGGCGATCAAGTACCGGGAGAATTTCAGCCAGCGTGAACTGATGTTGATTTGGCCGGATTTTATCAGTTGGAATACCACCGCCAACAGCAGCGATATTGCCTACGCCACCGCCCGTGCCTTGGGGCTGCGCGCCAAGATTGACCAACAGACCGGTTGGCACAAAACCCTGTCTAACGTCGGGGTGAACGGCGTCAGCGGTGTCTCGGCCAGCGTCTACTGGGATTTGCAGACCGTCGGCACCGACGCCGATCTGCTGAACCAAGCCTGTATCACCACGCTGATCCGCAAAGACGGCTTTAAGTTTTGGGGTTCCCGCACCTGTTCGGACGATCCGCTGTTTGCCTTTGAGAACTACGCCCGTACCGCACAGGTACTGGCCGATACGCTCGCCGAGGCGCATTTGTGGGCGATAGACCGCCCGGTCACACCGTCGCTGGTGCGTGACCTGATTGGCGGCATCAAAGCCAAGTTTCGCGAAATGAAATCTGCCGGGCTGATTATTGACGGCGATTGCTGGTACGACGACAGCGCCAACGACAAAGACACCCTGAAAGCTGGCAAGCTGTTTCTGGATTACGACTATACGCCAGTACCGCCACTGGAAGATCTCACCCTGCGCCAGCGCATCACCGATAAATATCTGGTGAACTTTGCCGCCACCGTTAACCGCTAAGGAATCCGTGACTTATGGCACTGCCAAGAAAACTGAAATACCTGAATCTTTTTAACGACGGCCGCGATTACATGGGCGTGGTGTCCTCGGTCACGCTACCGAAACTGACTCGCAAGCTGGAGAACTACCGGGGCGGAGGCATGAACGGCAGCGCACCAATTGATATGGGGCTGGACGACGACGCGCTGGCGATGGAGTGGTCGATGGGCGGCTTTGATGAACTGGTGCTACAGCAATGGGGCGCGCCGGGCGTGGATAAAGTGCCATTACGTTTTGCCGGTTCTTATCAGCGCGACGACACCGGTGAAGTGATCGCCGTTGAGGTAGAAGTCCGTGGCCGTCACAAAGAAATCGATGGCGGCGAATCGAAACAGGGAGAAGACAGCGAAACCAAAGTCTCAACCCAATGCACCTACTACAAACTGACCGTTGACGGCAAAGACGTGATCGAGATTGACGTGGTGAATATGGTGGAAAAAGTCAACGGTGTTGACCTGCTGGAAGCCCACCGCAAGGCCATTGGCCGCTAAACCTGACCGCCAGCCCTGACCGGCTGGCACAACCTTATTTAACTGGAGCCTGACCGTGGAAAAGACAACTGAAATCAACGACAACATCGTGGTACTGGATACGCCGATTCAACGGGGTGAAACCCTGATCACCTCGGTAGAAATCAATCGCCCCAATGCCGGAACCCTGCGCGGGGTGCGATTAGCCGAACTGGCTAACTCGGATGTGGACGCCCTGATCACCGTCTTGCCTCGCATGACCATTCCCGCCCTCACCCAGGCGGAATGTGTGCGCCTTGAATTACCGGATTTAGTCGCACTGGCCGGAAAGGTGATCGGTTTTTTGTCGCCGAAATCGGCCGAGAGCCGATAGATCCGCAACTGGAAGTGAACGATTTGATGGCGGATATTGCCGCCATTTTTCACTGGCCGCCGTCAACCTGCTGGCCGATGAGTCTCACCGAGCTGGCGCGCTGGCGACACAAAGCCCTGTTACGCAGTGGAGCGCTACAGAATGAGTAAGAGTTTACAGCTACAGGTATTGCTCAAAGCGGTTGACCAAGCCACTCGCCCGTTTAAAGCGATCCAGTCCGCGAGTAAAAACCTGTCCGGGGATATTCGCAACACACAAAGCACGATCAAATCTCTCGATATGCAGGCGGCGAAGATTGACGGTTTTCGCAAGGCCAGTGCCCAACTAGCCGTCACGGCTCAATCCCTGAAACAGGCCAAAACCGAAGCAGCGGCGCTGGCACTCCAATTCAAAAATAATGCGAACCCCACCGCGCAACAGACCCGATTGCTGGAAGGAGCCAAACGGGCGGCCAGTGAGTTGCAAAGCAAATATAACGGCCTGCGCCAGTCGGTACAGCGCCAACGGGAAGCCTTGAACGCCGACGGCATCGCCACCAAGAACCTGAGCAGTGAACAACGCCGGTTACGCAGCAGCGCGGCCGAGGCAACCACTGCCCTGAGTCGCCAGCGCCAAGAACTGCAACGCCTGAGCCAGAAACAAGAGCAGCTAAACCGGGTTGGCCAACGCTATCAGGCAGGAAAAGCCGCCACCGCCACGGTGCGCAATGCCAGCGCGGCAGGATTGGGGGTCGCTACCGCCGGGCTATACGGCGCGGCCAAACTGATTGCGCCGGGTATCGAATTCGACAGCCAAATGTCCGGTACACAAGCCATTTTGGGGCTGGATAAAAAGGACGAAAAACTGGCGGCCATTCGTCAACAAGCACGGGATATTGGCGGCACAACCGCCTTTTCCCCGACCGATGTAGCACGAACCCAAGACACTCTTGCCCGTTCCGGCTATGACGCTGACGCCATTCTGGCCGCCACCGCACCCACGGTAAACCTGTCGCTGGCCTCCGGGGTGGATATTGCCGAAGCGGCCGACGTTGTCACCAATATGCAATCCGCCTTTAACCTGCCGCTAGACCAGATCCAGCGGGTATCGGACGTGATGGCGAAAGGCTTTACCAGCTCTAACACCAACCTGTTAGAACTGGGCGAGGCGATGAAATACGTTGCCCCGATTGCCGAAGCCGCTGGAGCCAGCATTGAAGACACCACCGCGCTGTTAGGGGTACTGGCGGATAACGGCATCAAGGGCAGTATGGCGGGTACCAGCACCAGTGCGGTATTTAGCCGGTTACAAGCCCCCGTCGGACAAGCCCCGGCGGCACTGAAAGAGCTAGGTATTAGCACCCGTGATAGTAAAGGCAACATGTTACCGGTTGAGAAAATCCTCAAAGACATTAACCGCTCGTTTAAAAAGAACAAACTTGGCACCGCCCAACAAGCTGAATACCTGAAAGTGATTTTCGGTGAAGAAGCGATGAAAGGGGCTGTCAAACTGGTGGCTGCTGCCGGGAACGGCAAGCTGGCAGAGAAGAAAGATAAGCTGGTTGAGTCACAAGGCACTTCGGAAGCTATCGCCAAGGTAAGAATGGATAACCTTGATGGGGATCTGAAAAACCTGAGTTCGGCATGGGAAGACGTGCGCATTGAAGTGTTTGAGAAACAGGACTCCGCCCTGCGCAAACTCACGCAATCGGCGAATGCGTGGCTGGTTACGGTCGGCCAGTGGGCAAAGAAAAACCCTGAACTGGTCACCAATATCGTCAAAGTGACCGGCGCAGCGCTGGCGTTGATCGGCGGTCTGGGAGCGTTGGGGCTAATCGCCTGGCCAGTGATGGCTGGGTTTAACCTGATGCTGGCCGGAGCCGGGTTGTTGAGTACGGGTTTTTCCCTGATGGCGGGAACGGTTGCCGTCACCCTTGCCGGGCTGGCTTGGCCGATCACTGCCGTGGTTGCCGCCATTGTCGGTGGCGCGTTGTTGATTCGTCAGTTCTGGGAGCCAATCAGCGCCTTTATGGCCGGTGTCGCAACCGGATTTACTGCCGTTGCGGGTCCGATTAGCGCTGCCTTTACTCCACTGATTAACGGATTTAGCCAACTCAAATCCCTGTTCACCGGCTTGATAGAGCCGATCGAATTCAGCGGTAAATCAATGTTGATTGCCACCACCGCCGGGGAAACATTCGGCCGTGGATTAGCCTACGCGCTCAAAATTCCCATTGATGCACTGGGGCAGCTACGTGATGGTATTGACTGGGTATTGGAAAAACTCGGCATCATTGATAGTCAATCAAACGGACTGGCCGATAAAGTCCCAAAAGATGCGCCACATCCCGACCCGCAAAACGCGCTCACCCCAAAAGATAACCCCTATTCGGGCGGCTATTCCCCCAGTGGTGGCCTGCTATCCGGCGGATATCAACCTGTCACTGCCAATACTGGAACCACGGTGAACGATAGCAGCGTGACTCACAATAACCTTTCCCTGACTATCCCACCGGGTATGAACCGACAGGACGCCGAGCAGTTGGTCGCCAATGCCTTAGCCAAGCAAGAACGGGATAAACGCGCTCGGCAACGCGGTCAAATGGAAAACGATTAAGGAGAAAACTCATGATGTTAACCCTCGGATTGTTCGTGTTTATGTTGAGCACCACGCCCTACCAAAGCATGACCCGCAATGTGGATTACCGCTGGCCGACCAACAGCCGGGTAGGCCTGCGGCCAAGCGCCCAGTTTCTCGGCGTCGATAGCGAGAAAATCACCCTGTCCGGGGTGCTTATGCCTGAGCTGACCGGCGGCCGTATTTCATTGCTGGCATTGGAAACCATGGCCGATAAAGGGCAAGCGTGGCCGCTGATTGAAGGCAGTGGCATGATTTACGGCATGTTTGTCGTTGAAAGTGTCAGCCAAACCCGTACGCTGTTTTTTCAGGATGGCAGCGCCAGACGGATTGAATTCACCCTCAACCTGTTGCGGGTCGATGAGTCATTAACGTCCATGTTTGGGGATTTGAAACAACAGGCCGATGGCTTGCTCAATAAAGCCACGGAATTAAGCGGCAAAGCCCAGACGGCGATCGGTGGATTATTCTCATGATAACCGGATTATCCTTACCGGCTGGCACGAAAATCGCCCCGGATTTTATGCTGAATATCAATCAGAAAAATATCACCCAAACTATCCGCCCGCGCCTGCTATCCCTGAGCCTGACCGATAATCGTGGCTTTGAGGCTGACCAACTGGATATTGAACTGGACGACGCCGACGGCCAGCTCGCCATGCCAGAACGCGGCGCGGTGGTGTCGGTAGCGTTAGGCTGGGAAGGTCAATCGCTGATTGGCAAAGGGGATTTTACCGTGGATGAAGTCGAGCATCACGGCGCGCCAGATACCCTGACCATTCGCGCCCGCAGTGCCGATTTTCGCGGTTCGCTTAATGCCCGACGTGAAGTGTCTTATCATGAGACAACGCTGGGGAAAGTGGTGGCGCAAGTGGCCGAGCGCAACCAGCTTAAAGCCATGCTGGCTAAGGGTCTGACGGATATCGCCATCTCTCATATCGATCAGACGCAAGAGACGGATGCCAAATTTATCACCCGCATTGCCAGCCTGCATGGCGCGGTGGCGGCGGTTAAAGCCGGGCGATTGTTGTTTATCAAGCCGGGCAGCGGTGTCACTGCCAGTGGTCAACCTATTCCACAAATAACGATCACCCGGCAAGATGGCGACCAGCACAATTTTAGTATTGCTGACCGGGGCGCGTATACCGGAGTCAGTGCCAGTTGGTTACACACCAAAGACCCCAAACCAGCCAAGCCGAAAAAGGTTAAGTTGCAGCGTAAGCCTAAATTTAAACAGCTCCGTGCACTGGAACACCCGAAAGCCAAACCGACCCGCACCAAAGCGGCTAAAGAGAAAAAACCGGTAGAGGAAAAACAAGGGGATTATCTGGCTGGGTCAGAAGAGAACGTGTTCGTCATTACCACCATTTACGCCACTCAAAAGGCGGCCATGAACGCCGCCAAGGCCAAATGGGAGAAACTGCAACGCGGTGTAGCCGAATTCTCTATCAACCTCGCCATGGGGCGCGCAGATCTTTTCCCCGAGACGCCGATAAAAGTCAGCGGTTTTAAATCAGTGATAGATCGGCAGAACTGGATTATCAGCAAAGTCACCCACAACCTGAGTAATAGCGGCTTTACCACCCAACTGTCTCTCGAAGTTTTGTTGTCGGATGTAGCATACGAGGCCACTGATTAGTAAAATTCAACTAATTGATATTTATTTCACAAATGCGAATACTGGTGATAAGATCAGCATAATTACTGAATATGCAGTTTCGGAGGTAAATATGATGCATTGCCCACGCTGTAAATTTGCAGCACACGCGAGATCCAGTCGTTACCTTAGTGATGAAACTAAAGAACGCTATCACCAGTGCACGAATATTAATTGCGGCAAAACCTTTAAGACCCATGAAACAATTGTTGATACGATAATGGAGCCGGGAATAATTAATGCTGTACCGCCCCACCCTAAAGGGAATCAAGGCGTGTTGTGGATGTAA